CTGTAACTGGATCAAGTCCAGCTAGCTGTGATTGTATTTGGTTTAACTTATCTTGGTTTGCAAATGAGGCAACAGGAAGCATCAAAAGGAATGATAATAATAAAAGAAAACCTTTTGATAATAAACGTTTATACTTTCTACTCAACTAGAACTCCTAGTACAATTAACTTTTAATTGCTAGTTAATTATACCAAGAATTAGTTATAAATTACTTTTGGTTATCTGTTTTGTAAAAACCAGAACCTTTGAACTGAACACCAACTTTATTTACTATGATACGATGCATTTGATTACCACATTCTATGCATTCAGTATATGCGTCACGATCATCAATTGATCTGCTTGACTCAACAGTTCTTTCACAGAACTCACACTTGTAATCGTATGTTGGCACTTTTCTCCTAAAGTTAAATGGGCAGTTTTAAGACTTACCCAGGTCTATCCCAAGGCGTAACTATTAGCCCGTGTCCATCTACATGGACAGAACTATTATACCTTACTTGATTTTGATTGTCTTCGGCTTTTTATCTTCAGGGACAATTTTTTCAACTGTGACTGAAAGTAAACCATTTTTTAATTCAGCACCAGTGACTTCCATATATTCACCTAGCGCAAATGTGCGGGTAAATTTACGTGCAGCAATTCCTTTATGAACTGCCTCACCAGTTTCTTCTGTAGCAACTTCTCCTTTAATTACAAGAGTTCCGTTATCTACTGTTACATCTACATCCTTCTTGTCGAATCCCGCCAAAGCAAGATCAACACGGAAGATTTCGTCTCCTACCTTTACGATATTGTAAGGTGGATATGACTGATGTGACGCTGTTGTATGTACTGAATTTAGGCGATCAACCATTCCGTTGAAACCAATAAAAAAGGGATCCTTAAAAAGATCCCATGTATATGTTGTTACCATTTTATTCCTCCTATTAAGCGAATAAGTTAATTTAAGGGCCCCGTTTGGCAACCCATGTATATTATACCAAAATTGAGTCTTTGTCGGAAAGACCCCAAGATATAGAGTATCTAGGATTTCCTAAAGATGGCATTACTCCATGTTTAAATGCTCCAGGGTACATAACTATATCCCCAGATTTTGGCTTATAAGAAATGTTATGGTCTGGGAAAAATATCTCGCCACCATGATAATCGTCGTTGATATATAAATTTACTAAAAAATTTTTTACACCCATTTTAATATCAATATGTGGATCCATTGGCATTCCACTTTCTAATTTAGAAATAGTAAAAGCTTCTCTTATGGACGACATATTTTTTAAATTATATTTTTTCATATAGTCTACCATTTTAGGAAACACTACTGATGTAAAAAATGTTTTAAGTTCTGCAGATTCTAGACTATCATTTTTATCAAAAAGAATTGGCATTTGCATAGTAAGATGAGGTCTTCTTTGCACAGACTCAAAAGCATATGGATTATTATTTGTTTTTTCTATAATATCTATAGCGTAACTAACATCTATATTGCTTTGAAAAACTTCAATTTGATCTGCTAAGGTTAGCATTACTATTAATAAATCTTTTTCTTTTTATCATGCATTTTTTTAGAATCGGCTTCTGATGCATAAAGTGCTCTCATCTGTGCCAAAGCTCTTGATCTGCTAGGATGACAACCAACAAGCTTGCCATCTTCTTTTACTACTGCGTAACCGCTGCAACCAGCAGCATTTTGTTTAATTTCCCAAGGCATATTTTCCTCCTATGTTTATTATACCATTTGCGCCCTCGACAGGAATCGAACCTGTGACCAATAGCTTAGAAGGCTACTGCTCTATCCGCTGAGCTACGAAGGCCTATTCTCCTAAATCAATTAGCCCTAGTTTTTTTGCAGCTTCGTAGCCTTCTTTACTTAATTGAATAATGGCTTCAAGATCTTCATTATATGTTATATTAACAAGTCCAGCTTTGTATAAAGACATTAAAGATTCATCAATATAATCCATATGTGCTTGCCAAAGTTCTGGTGCGATTTCGTTTGCTTTTTCGGTAATTTTATAAATAAATTCACCATCTTGTGATATTCCAGCAACTTCTACTGCACCTATTTCTATATAATAATTAAGTAAATCATCATCATTCATTTTAATACTTATTATCTTTATAAAAATCTTTAATATGAATAAAGCAAGGAAGTACGTATCTTAATGGCCCTGCGCCTGGTGCTTCTACTCCATGCATGTGCTCTTCATCCCCAGGAAATAATAGTAATGATCTTGCTGGCGGTTTAAGTTTTATTCCTTTATTTTCAAAAAATACTTCTCCATCAACATAATCATCATTAATATAAATTACCCCAGCTGCTACAATTGAAGGATCTGTATGCTGGTCAGTATGAGCTTTTAGTGGAACACCTTCGTATTGCCTTTGAATAATACCAGCACCTGCGATAGAAAGGTCGTCGTGTTCTATAAATAATTTTTGAAGTTTTTTTGATATTTGCTTTGATAAATCATGAAGATAAAATGGGTAAACTTTATCTTTCCAATTATCTGTAACTTCAAATTTTCCTTCTTTTACTAAATTATCCACATCATCTCTACCAAATTTTTCCATGCAAAAAGCTTTTAAATTATCTAAATAAAATTTTTCCCAATCATCTTGAGTTGTAGTAGAAATTAAATCAAGAATTCCCTCTTGTTCTTCTTTTGTTAAAAACTCTTTAATCAACCAAATTTTTTCAGACAGCTTTTCAACCTCATACCCATTTTGAGTAAACATATCTGTGCTAAATTCTTTTTTCATAGTATAATTTTATCACTCCAATTAGTTTTGTGCAACAGGTAGGACTTGAACCTACGATGGCCGAATTATGAGTTCGGGGCTTTAACCAACTAAGCTACTGTTGCCTAGCTTAATTGTAAACTACCGTCTTCGTTTTTGTCAATAGTATTTTCAACTATTTGCTGTACGTAATCTGAAAAATGTTTTCTTAAATTTCCTGGTGGTCTTTTTCCAATGTTGGTCCATATTCTTTTATATTCAACTACGTTTGCAAATGTTGTAGGGCAAAGAGTTATTCCATTAAATTCTTTTAGAACAGTTGGCAATGGAACATGTTTCCCACAGCATTTACATTCTTTTGCTTTCTCTTGATAAGTACTCATATTAATGACATTCCTTCTATTGCATCAGCTAAATCTTGTGGCATTCTTGGTGGTCTAATGACATTCATTCTTACAGAATCTTGTTTCTCTTCTAAGTAATTATCAATAATCATAGAGTCGTATGTATGAATAGATATTTCTTGATTATTTTCTATTTTTGTCCTGCTAATAGCATTATAAATAGATCCACATACAGCATCAGCCAAGTCTTTTGAACCTTTTCTAGGATGGTCAACCTTGTCTCTCATAATCTTTAATTGAAGTAGTTCATCTATAAGTAATGGAATGTGCGGACCCAAAAGCCTTTCTTCTAAAACAACCATAGCCATATCATCATAATGTTTTTTAGCAACAGATAAAGTTTCAGTATTTATTCCGTATGATTTAAGCTGTTGCATCATATCGTGAGAATTCCATCTATCAAATGTACAAACTCTAATTTTAAATCCAGCAGTTTTAAGAGACAAAATGTAATCTTTAACCTCAGTAAAATCAACAGACTTATCTGCAGTTGGAGTCCAATACCTTACTGCATCTACCTCAACTATTGGGGCTGGTTGTGAATAGGTATCTGTTACTTTTACGTTTACCCACTTTTGAACGTGTGCCATTGAGACTGCACAATGGTCATGTTTTTGTGCAAGATCAACATGCAAAAAATATTCTTTGTCTGGGTCTGGTGCAAACCAAGTTTCTAATCTTCCAAATTGATCTACAGCAAGAGCTTTATTGCGAAAAGCTAATTCTACTTTTTCTCTAGATTTAAAAAATGCGTCTATTGCTTCTGGCGGCATGCAGGCAAACCTTCCTAATGCGTCAGATGAATTTTTATAAAATGCCACCTTAAAGTCTTCTATACTTCTAGTTGGATTTATTTCCCAAGTAGGTCTTCTTAGTGCATAAACTTTAGGGACTCTGTATGAGACAATATGATCTTCTTCCCATTCAACATCAAATTCATTCCCATCCGTATTATCTGGTAGGTCTTTGTCCATCTTAAATCTATAGCTTCTTATAATAGTTTCTTTTTCGGCAACAACAGAGTCATAAAACTTTTGAATAGGATCATTTTTAAATCTTGGAAATGAAAGTAATATTACTTTTCCAAAGTCTGGAAAACGTGAGTCTACTGATGCTCTATACATTTCGTATATTGCGTCTGCTGTTTTAGCCTGATCATGACCAGTAGTGTTTTCTGTAGCAAATCCAGATATTTCATCTAGAATTACAACTATAACGTTATATCCTTCCCATGCCTCTCTTTCTGAGTGTCCAGAATGAACAGTTATAGCCTTATCAAATTTAATTTCTGATGCTTTATCTGTATACTTTCCAACAAACCATGGTGATTTTTCAATTCTTGTTTTGAATCCTTTAAAAAAAACATTGTTAGCCTGTTGTGCATTTATAGCAATGTTTAAAATATCTATTGCATCTCCTGGTGGTTTACCATAATAAGATGCTGGGTCCTTTAAGCAAAGAAGTAGGTACACTATATAAGCAACTGCTATAGTTGAACAGTAATCTTTTCCGCTTCCTTTTCCAAGTTGTGCAATTACTTCGTTGCACGTTTGCTTATATTTTCTGCCACCCTCCTCGTCTCCAAATAATTTAATAAGTGTGGATTCTTTATAGACTTGTGAACTTTTTTCAATGAGAGTATATTGGTACTCCGAAAGCGGAGGGAGTGCGAGATAATCTGGGCTTGTAACAAATGTTCGTAAATCGACTGGTCTTTCATCAAATTCCTCCCCATCTAGAATGTCTATAAGATCGTTAAAATTAAGATCCACTTGCATCCTCGTTAATTATAACTGCTTCTACTATACCAGTTATTTGAGACAATCTTTTTGCAACTTCTAGTTTGCACTTAGGGCAAGTTGCAGTAACCTCTTTTAATATTTTAACTAAAATATCTTGCTTACGCTCAGTTTCTGCAACTTGTGTAGCAAGTTCAGCATTGTCCAAAAGTCCAACTTCTTGGAGCATGCCAATTCTTTTTCCTTCAATATCTGCAATTAATTTAAGGGCTGTAGCTTTTACATTTAATTGTCCTGCCTGGTCAGCATCCTCTACGGTTTTCCAGGCTTCTTTAATAAGCATGGCGTAATGCTGGTCTGCCCCAGAAATGGCCTCCTTTGCCCTATCACGGGCTCCAGAATCGCTTCTTACAACACCCTTCCACTCATCTATCAACTCAAGTACTTCAGCCCTTTTAAAGCCAGTTGTAGTCGCAATCTGGGTGGGGTTGTTTCCCTTAAGGAGCTCTTCGACAACCCTATTCATTCGATCAAAATGATCAGCTAATTCAATTTCCATATGCCTATATTATAATCTTAGTTGACTAAAAAATCAACTTGATTTAGCTATTTTATATAAAACCAAATATCCAATAAGGTCATCTATATCATTATCGCCTGGGAAACCTTGGGCATTATTAACTCTATTTAATTTATCATCAATTCGAACTTTTAATTGTTCTACATTGTCAGCCTTTGAAAATATTCTAATTGGATTTAGGGCTGAGTCTCCGTATGATTTATTTTTTTCAACAAGCATCATTGCTACCTCTAAACAAGCATCAAGTATTTTTGCACCAGATGGGGCTTCTTTAGATACCTTTATTATATTTTCATATGTTGCTTTCATTTTGCCTCCGCATGTGGCCTAGATTCATTAACACTTAATGATGAAACTTCTGTATAAATTGCGTGTGTAGAGAGATCAGATAATTTATTTACTCCAGTATATGAGCATCCGCTTCTTATCCCGCCCATAATTTGTTCAAAAGTATCTCTAACCATACCCTTATATGGAACCTTAGTTGTAATTCCTTCATCTACAGAAACTTTACCACGCCAATCAATTTGTGCATCACGACTTGCCATTCCTCTAAATGTTTTATATCCATTAAAAACCTTGCCTGGGGATTCTTCGGTTCCAGCAAGCATGGATCCAAGCATCACAAGATCTGCTCCTGCAGCAAATGCCTTTACAATATCGCCAGAATTTCTAATACCACCATCAGCAACAATTAAAGTGTTGGTTGGATTGTGATCTTTATACTCTGCACAATCAATAATTGATTGAAGTGTTGGTATTCCATGACCAGTAATAATTCTAGTCTTACATGTTGCTCCGCCACCAATTCCAACACGTACCGCATCTGCTCCAACATCTGATAATTTTGCAAAACCATTGGCTGTTGAAACATTTCCAACCATTATGTTTATTCCTGGATACCATGCCCTTAGATGTGCCACTGCCTTAATTGCAGCCTCCCCATGACCATTTGCGGTATCAATACAGAACCAATTACATCCAAGTTCAATTGCATCATCAATAAACTGTGTATCAAAACACTCTAATGAAGAAAGACCGACGCCAATACCATCTTTGTTATGTGTCATAATTGCAGCTTGCTCTATTTGAAATAGGCGCTCTGATGTATCCATATACCTATGGATAATGCCTATACCATTATAGCTTGATATTCTTGCTGCCATCTCCCATTCACAAACAGTATCCATTGGGGAAGCTACAATAGGAAATCCGTATCCATGCATTGATATATCAATATCTGATCTTGTAGCAATATCTGAGTGCTGCGGAACTAATAATATATCATCAAAACACAAAGACTTATTGTTATATTTAATCACAAAATCTCTTTCTATTGTACTTGCGAATTATATCTACCGTCTATTGAAACTGGTGGCCTAATTTCTGGTATTAATGAGTATACATTATATCTACCTGCATGTCCACCCCTGAATATAAACCAGTCTGTGGGATGGTACATTCCATTATCTTTTACTTCTTGAATTAATTTTTTTGCTCCAGATTGTGACACAGCATAACATAAAGTTGACCAATCTTGATATCCTTTAGCTATTTTATTATTTATAAAATCACTATCTTTAAATCTTGGATATTGATTACTATCTATAAAAATACTAAATATATCATAGTCAATTGGAACTAACGACATAAGATCGTTATAAATAAAAATAAAGTTTTCATCTACAAGGCAATCATCTTCAAATATTAGTAAATTATCTAAATCATTTTCAATAACATATTTCCATGCATTGTAATGACTTCCAAAATTTCCAATTTCTCCTGGCTTGAACTCGGTCCAGCTCAATTTAAATTCGGGATTTTTTGAATAAAATAAGTTTAATTCATTTTCATCTTTAGCATTTAAAGATTTAATTAAATGTTTTCTACCATTTAAAACTTTATCAATTAAGTCTCTATTTTCTTTTCTTTCATCATTTATATATATAACATGATAGTCAATATTATTTGGTCTTAACTTTAAATCAAAATCTTTTGCATAAAAATCTTTTAGACTTGAAAAACTTTTATCTCTATACATTCTAGAATGTATCCCACTAACAACCTTACTGCATTCACTATTAAAGTTGTTAAATGATTCATATATTAAAATAGATTCTTCTGTAGCTTTACCATGATCATAAGATGATCCAGCTGGGTGATTTATTAAATGCTTACTATCTCTTAAAATTATTTTATTTTTTGAAATTGTAATTGCTGAATGAACTACATCTATAGCCCACCCCGATATCATGCCCTCCCAGCCATGCTTTTCTTCAAAGTAATCAAAAAACTTTAACATTTCTTTTACGATTTCTTTATGCATAAAAAACATCATTCCATTTGTATTTGTGGCAAATGAAAGATCATTATCTAGTTCAGAAACTTTTAAGTTTGTTGAATCAAAATTCCATGGATCATTGGTAAAATGTGGAGAATAAAGATAAACATCTTCATATTGAGATAATACTTTTATTGCTCTATTTAAAAATCCTGCCCAATTATTATAACTCAAATCTCCACATATAAACAACATATAATCATTATTAAAGTCAAAGTTTTTTATTGCATAATAAAATTGTCTAAAATATCTTACATCACCTAAGTTATGCCAACCTTCTTTAGGACGTCCAGAATTTATAATTTCAATGTTAAATCCTGCCATCTTGAACTGTGATTCTATGTCTAAACAGTTTTTATAATAGTCATCCCAACAAACTAAATAAGATTGAAATTTCATTGCATTCTGTTTCTAATTTTAGTTGATGATATAGAACTAGTATATGGAACATATACAAGACCTATGCCTCTTTCATCAAGCCATTCTTGACTAAATGACATTTGTGCATAATAATCTTTTTTAGCCCAATCTGAACCTACAACGATATAGTTTGGAGAAACCATTTCTATAGATATTCTTGAATCTTGACCGCCAACATTCATCACCACTTCATCAACATATCTGCAAGCAAGTAGCACTTCTAGTCTCTCCTCCTCCGTACAAATTGGTTTTTTATTTTTAAATTGAAAAATAAAATCATCTGTATTCAGAGCGACTACAACTTTGCCATTTTCGCCAGCGACCTCTCTACATCTTTTGAGTAGATTAACATGTCCTGAGTGGAATAGATCAAAAGTTCCACCAGTATAAACTATATTCATTTCGGCAACCTTTCATAAATATTTTGAGATACAAACCAGCTATCCCATTTAGATTCTTCTGGCATAATCTGTACATATCCTTTAGAAATAATTAACTCATTAATAAGATCCCTCTGATACGTATTGTTATGTTCTACCGTTATCAAATTAAATTTTCTAGAAAAGTCATATGCTTTTAATATAGAGTATTCGCTTCCCTCTGTATCAATGGAAATATAATCAATTGTTTCAGGACAATTATGCTTGTCTAAAAGATCATTTAGCGATATAGTTTCTACAAAATATTTCTTTCCAAACTTTTTTCTTGTTGCTGTATGAATGTCATTATAGGCATATTGATCAGCACCCGATATTCCCTGCAAATTTTCTACTTCTAAAAACTCTATTCTTTCTCCAGTTTTGTCAGAAACACAAAGGGTATCTATATTGGCAGATCTTATTTCTTTTAAAATTTTATTATAATGATGAGATGGCTCTACCAAAAGTCCATCCCATCCATAATATTTTTCTAGCATAAATGTGTTTGATAAATAAACTCCATCACAAGCACCAAACTCTACAAAATATTTTGGGGATTGGCCAAGACAAAATAAGGCTAAAAGATCTTGTGATATCTGTGAATACGTCTCTCTGAACTCTTTAAATTCATTAAATTCTTTAATCATTTTTTAATTAGTCCAAACTCTACTAAATATCTTTGTATTGTCATGGCTGAGACATTACATTCTTTTGCTATTTCAGTTACCGATTTTTTTTGTACAATGTACCTGCGATATAACCAGTCCTTACTTTGATAAAATTTCATCTTTTTGTAAGAACCTCATTCGCATAATAAGATATCCCAAATGAATCTGCAACATCGAAATCCTCTATGATTATATCAAATTGAGACTTTACCCAATCCGCCGTTCTTTGCTTTCTTATGTTACGCATTTTATTTTTATACCAAGAATCTGCGTATCCTGGATTTTCTATTTTTAAAGATTCTTTTTCCGCCTTAGTTGGATTTTTATTTCCAATATGTGCCTGCCAAGCAGTAGGAGATATAGTAATAACCTTGCTTCCAGTAGACATTAATTCTGCAATAACAACTCCGTAGACATATGAAAGTTTAATTACAGCATCTGGGGATCTTACAAGAACAGCTCCTTCCATGGCAATATAATCTGATTTTAATTCGCTAAGCATTGCATTAACTTTCTTTTTAGCATCATATATTTTTTCATATATATCAGCACCAACAAACTCTATCTTTCCCCATTTTAATGGCCTGTTGTTTTCCATTAAACAAAACGCTATAGAATTTGTTGAAGCATCTATTCCTAAAACCTTAGACGCTTTAGTTTTAACAAGACTAGCTAATGTCATTAAGCATTCCAATAATTTTATTTCTATCTTTTGTAGATGAATTTTTTTCACAAACTGAGCACATTTCATTTTGATTATATCTGCTTAGCTTAACCTTACACTTTTTACATTTTCTTAATGCACCATTACGAATTGCTTTTTTTTCATAATATTTTTCCATGATTCTACGATTAGTCGCAATTCTACAACATTCATCTGAGCAGTACTTTTGATTGTGAGTCTTTGAACTAAACTCTTTTGCACATTCTTTATTGGCACATATCATTATTTTGATACCTCATAGTGTGGTATTTCTACTTCGCCTTCTTCTGCCTTCCAACAATCTTTTTTGATTGGACAACCTTTGCATGCATAACTAGTTTTTTCAAAAGGTCTTATAGGAAGAGTTTCATTTTTAAAATTATCATAAACAAGACAAAGCCACTCAAAAAGATTTTCTATAATCTTTTTATTTTTTTCTGTCATCTGGATTGGTATAATTAATACTTCTTGGGTATTCTTATTTTCGTACAAGAAAAACCCTTCTTTAATATCTTTTAATTTCATATAAGAAAGTATTTGAAGCGCATGATTTGCAGATGGAGACATTTCTGCCTGTCGTGTATCCCAAACTTCTTGCTTGGCAGTTTTAATTTCACCAATAACATCTTCTCCATCCCAATTAATAATTAGATCTATAAAACCTCTAATTGGTGGATACTCATTTTTTATTTCTACTTCAGTCTGGACTGACCTGATTGGATCTTTCATTTTTTCGATAAGGCCTTGAATTCTTTCGTGTGCCTGTGTTCCAGTAGCCATGTTAGCTACAGCCTGTGCAGCATTGTTGTCTATAAAATGTGCACCACTAAAAGCCATATACCAATATCTAGGACAATTTCCATGACCATATCCAAATGAGCTTGGACTAAAAGAATACTTTTGCAAGTCTCCGTCTGCTCTTTTCATATCAAGATATGCATCATCAAGCATCTTAGCAAACTCTAAAGGTTTAAATTTGCCATCATACTTTTTAAATTTTAAATTTTTTACTATGTCTTTAGCCATTGTATCTTACGACGTACTTGAGGGCATCAACAAGTTTGTCTATAGACTCCTTTACAGAATAATAAATATTCTTTTTATTATTATTAATAGTTCCAGCTTTATCTTTTGCAATAGTGGAATATACTGAAGCAAGTATTGCAAATTTTGTAGACATTGCCTGCAACTCTATAATAAGCAACGGTGCTTTTGCTGGTGGAATATCTGGATTCATCAAAAGTTTTACAACTACTGCCATTGTTTTATCAAGATGTTCGTCTTGCATAAATTCATGCAAGTCATTAAATTCAGTAATGATACTTATTAATTCAAGGCTATTCTTTTCTGTCATTCTTTTTTCTTTCATCTAGTTGCATAATCATTGCTAATGCAAAATATCCAGCAAAAAATCCAATTGTAAAAACCCCAAGATCATTCATTATGTTCTTCCCAAAACTTTACTAGCTCTTCTAGTACTGCCCACTCTACTATCCCCAATCTAATTTTAGAGTCTTCACCAATAATTATTTTTAACGCTGGGTGCATATTTCTATTTACTCTAAATGTATCTGTGCAAATTTTAGCCCACACATCTTGATTTAAAGTAAAAGAAGACTTAGACTCTTTATAATCTACTACAAAATTATACCACTGGGCATCGCCCTTTTGATATTTACCTCTTCCAGAATTTTTTTGTGCCTTAGCCTTATCTCTTTTTATTTCCCCTCTTTCAGACACCAATTTTCTCCTTTGATAAATGCATGTTTTTACAAATCCATGTCCCAATACCAGTTCTTTCTTCATACACAACTTTATTTACTATTTCATGGCAAGATTGACATTTTAATTCTACATCAGTAAATAATTGACTATATGAAACACCGTGTGGAATTATTCTAAATCTTTTATCAATCATTAATTAACCTTAATAGTATTAGTATGACCACTTGAACAAGTCCAAGTCATTATAAGTTGAGTCGGATCCCAGTATGCTTCAGATACGTTTTCATCACATTTAGAACAAGGCTTAATACCAATAATTTTTTCAAGCTCAGTTTTATAAACTTGTTCAGGTTTTGGACCAATAAATTCATTAATATTTGGCATATATATCCTTTTGTAATTTTTCTACTACATTTGGATTTTCTTTAAGGTACTGCACAGCCTTGGCTCTTCCTTGAAATCTTTCACCATCTATTGTATACCAAGCTCCGCCTTTTTCAACAATGCCACACATTTCTGCAACGTCGAGAGTTTCACCGACTTGATCTACTCCGAGAATTTCCCCTTGATAATAAAAGTCGTATTGTCCTGATAGGTTAGGTGGTCCGACTTTGTTATAATCAATAATCCAATTGACTGGTCGTCCAACTCTTTGCTCGATAATCTTATCCCCAACTTTAACACCTGCTTTGATAGCATTTGCTTCAGCTTCGCTAGACCAAAGTTTGATGACTGTAGATGAGAAGAATTTAACAGCCATTCCTCCCGTGGGGATGTGGCTGGCATGCATAGAACCGAATTGGTTCCTTTGCTGTGAGATGAGGACGAGTAAAGTATTTTTGTTTGCGTAGTTAAGCATTTTAACAGCATGAGTCATGTCCTTTGCTTCGGCACCTATTTGTTTGGTATCCTCTAGTTTTTTTAACTCGCTGCTATCTTTCTCAAAATAGATGGCTGGAAGCAAGGCAGATATCGAGTCAACTACTATTATATCAACTTCTGCTTCCATAAGCTGTGTGGCAACATCAACCATATCATTGACTGTTTTAGCCTTTGAATAAATTAATTTAGATGAGTCTACGCCAAGAGATTCAGCCCAGTCTTGTGAGTAAGAATGCTCAGCATCAATCCAAGCGCATGTTTTTCCAGCCTTTTGAGCCTCTGCTATCATCTGCAGACAAAATGAAGACTTGCCAGCAGACTTATTTCCCCAAACTAAAATCTGTCTTCCGTGAGCCAACCCACCCCTTAGTGCTAGATTTAATCCAATACTTGGAGTTGATTGTTTTTCAATTTGAACATCTTGTGCTGACTGGACTCTTGCCCTTGTTTTAGGGTCTAATTTTGCTAATACATCATCTATTTGAATTGTCATTAAATTTCTTTCTTGTTACCTTAAGTATATCATTAAAATCGATTGCCGTGAAGTCTTGGTCTCTCTTTATTTTTATTTATTTTTTGATGAAGAACTTCATCTAAACTATGCAGTACAACTTCCTCATTTCTCATTGCAGCATATACATCTAACAATCTGATAATAGTATCAGCAATTTCTTCAACTACTTTTTCTGATCCTTGAGATTTTCTTACTGCTTCTAAAACTTCAGTTACTTCTGAATGGACCAAGGCAAGCTTCATGCCAAGCTTATCATCTGAGTAGTTGCCATCCCAAAAACCTTTTTCTTTTGCAGTCTCATGTAAAACTGCAGCCAAAGCATCTAGTCCATAATCATACAATACGTTATTCATTTGTGTTCCTTAATTTAAAAATAAATGTTGCTGGGTCTTCTTCGTAGTCTATAACAAGTTCTTGATCTTGGGTTTTGCTATCTAAAAATTTTAGGGTTGGAATTCTTACCTCACCTAATTCTTCTAAAATTGCAATTAATATTTTATTAATATTTAAAGATGCAATTAACTCATTTGTTTCTTCTGTCATTTTATTTCCTTAATATTTAATGTTCCATCATCCAGTTTACTTAAAACAACCTTACATTTCATTCCTTCTCGCATTTTAGCCAAAGAAATTTTATACATGGCTGGAAATGCTATGGCTCTTGTTAGATTTTTTTGCTTATCAGACATTACTATGTGAGCCATCATTTTGCCAGCTTTAGTTTTATATGGCGTAAAGTTTACCACAATATACTCGTCTTCTGCAAGATCATATTCTTTTCTATATAAATAATCTACAAATAGATCAGAGCCATTAGGATCTATATCTGAAACCTTGATATACCTTGCAATTCTATTATCTCCAACAAGAATAAAGTACATTTGCCCTGTTTCAATTTGTGTTTGCTCATGATGAAATAAACCAATTGAACCAGTCTCATCAACTAATTCTACTCGTGCCCAGCCATTTCCACGCTTTATATTTTTTACCATACCAAACATAACAAATGAACCTAGCTCATCAAAATCTTCAATGGGTTTAGCTTGAGCTTTAATTCTTGGTGGTAAATCCAAAGTAAATGTTGGAATTCCTAAATACTCATAGTATCTGTCTTTTTCATCGCCTTTCCTTGCATTATCTTCAAACGCAGCACCCCCAATAGCATTAAGAGCAGATATAGCCCTACTATTGATACCACTGCCTTTTTTAGAAGCCTTATCAATAAAATCTTTATAGTTTGCATATGGCCTTTTTTCAATAATTTTATTTGCAATGCTATCTGATATAAATTTAACTTCTGCCAGACCAAATCTAATTGCATCTTTTTGTAATGAAAAATATACATCAGATTCATTAATGTGAGGAAGTAATATTTTAAGTCCTAGTCTTTTTGCTTCGATAAGATATTCGGTACGTGCATCCTTATCATTTTCGTTCTTAAGAACTGCGAACATGAACTCAAGAGGATAATAATGCTTGAGCCAAGCAGTATAATAAGAAAGCATAGAATAAGCGATAGCGTGAGAGCGATTAAACGAATAGCCTGCATGAGCTTCGAAATCATGCCATAGCCTTTCTGCTTTCTTTTCAGTAATGTGTTTTGAAGCCCCAACAATAAATCTATCTTTAAATTGGTCAAATTCTTTTGCGTCTTTTTTCTTTCCGATAATTTTTCTAACCTTATCAGCTTCAGACCAAGACATCCCTCCTAAGTGTACACAAGCCTGCATGACCTGCTCTTGATATATAATAACACCATATGTATTCTGTGTAAAAGGTTGCATGATTGGATGTATATATTCAATAGCTTCGTTGCCATGCTTTCTATTAATATATGAAGCACCAACAGTATTCATAGCTCCTGGTCTGACCAAAGCATTTGAGGCAGCAAGATCTTCAAATGTGCTTACCCCCATTTTCATCAATAGATTAGTATATGGAGTTGCTTCTGCTTGAAATACGCCTTTGGTGTACCCATCGCTTAAAGTTTTATATACATCATTATCATTAAGCTCAAGTTCAGAAAGCTTAATTTCTTTTCCAGTTCTTTTCTTTATAGAATCAATAGTATCAGAAATAACAGAAAGAGTTTTTAATCCTAGAGCATCTAGCTTAATCAAACCAATATCGGCTACTGTATCCATATCATACGCAACAACTGGTATTCTTCCAGAAACTTTATCTTGCGTATCTTCACGAGACTCAACTGGTGCATATTTGCGAATATCATCTTTAGCAACAACTACGCCAGCTGCGTGAACACCAACACTTCTTATTTTGCCACGAAGTCTTTCTGCCAACCATGTAACTTCAGGAAACCTCATTCTAAACTCTTTTGTATTTGGAGATTCTAAATAGTCTTCAAAAGTATCAACTGACTTCAGTGCTTTATTTACATCTCCAAGTGGAATCATAAAAACACGTGCCGCATCACGAACAACACCTTTATCTTTAAAATAAGTAAATGTAGAAATTGATGCTACATTCTTAAACTTTTTCTTTAGATAATCTTTAACTTCTTTACGACGGCGGTCTTCAAAGTCTGTATCAATATCTGGGAAGTCATTACGCTCAGGATTGATAAATCGAAAAAACAGTAGATCATATTTAATTGGATCTACATCTGTAATTCCCAATAGGTAACAAATCAAGGAGCCCGCTGCTGAACCACGTCCAGGACCCACCATAATTTCTTGAGACTTTGCCCAATTAATCATATCTGCAACTACAAGAAAATATGAGGCAAAGCCCTTTTCTCTAACCACTTCTAATTCTTCCATTAATCTTATTTCATAAACATCATTTCCCAGCCAACCATCTGTTAGACGTAGCCTTTCTAAGCCTGCAAAGGCCATCTCAGCCAGCTTTTCGTCAGCATTGGTCTTGGGTACTGGAAGTAGATCTAATCCCCTGTAAAAATCGTATTCATCAATTTTAGACGCTACCTCTAGGGTATTATCAAATATATCTGTTCTATTAATTCCTGCTGCTTTAAAATCAGCCTCAATTTCTTCACGACTTTGTATAAACAAATTATAATCTTTAAATGATATTTTACGATTAGGATATAGATAGTCAAACCTATCCATCATATCTTTCATATTCCTGGACATTTCAAAATCTGCATCCTTATCTACCTTTGGATTTGTAGATAGAATAAGCATAGCTTCTTCTAATACTTTATCTTCACCTTTAGCAAAATGTGCATCTCCAGTTGCCACCGCCTTAATTTGCAACTCATCTGCCAATTCAAGAAGCTTATTATTTATTTCTGGCGGATTGTGAGATTGTACCTCAATGTAAAAATCTTCGCCAAAAGTTTTCTTAAAATCTTTGAGTATAAGTTTTGCTTCTGAAAATTCTTGGCGTTCAATAGCTTTACTAATAAGGCCATTGAGGCATCCAGAAAGAACGATAATACCTTCAGCATATTCTTTTAATACCTCTCTATCAATACGTGGCTTATGATAAAAACCTTCATTCCATGCAATTTCTTGTAGTATATTTATATTTTCTAAACCAACTTTATTTTTAGCTAATAAAATAATATGATTATATGCTTGGATAGATTTATCTGTTT